AATGTCAATTACAGTTAGCTTTTCGTTGTACAGCTCTTCAAGCTCTTCTACTTGATCTTCAACAACAGAACTGAAAGTCCAAGCTTTTTCTTCGTCGTCCCATTTTCCACCTAAATTTCTGCATTTTTCTAATATTTTTTTGTTAAACAAATGATGCTTGAATGTGCAAATTTTTTCTGGTTCTTTGACTTCTGCTTTCACTCTATAAATGATATCTTTACCGTATTTCGTTACAACTGAAATATCCTCGAGAATCAAAACGAATTGACCTAGTCCTAATTTTTCTGAAGCTTCATCTATCTTTAATTTAAACTCCCAGCCTCTTTCCCAGTTTTCATCATACATTTTGGCTTTATAGTAAACTCTGTTTCTTTTTAAGATTTCTACGTTTCTCATTTTCAACTCCTTTATTTTTAAACATATTCAAATCTTTTGTATAATTCTAAAGACATATCTTTTGCGTACTCTTTATCAATATTAAAAAAAATCTTTTTTGCTAAAGATATTATTTTTGTTGTGCTGCCCTTTTTGCCTATTATCGTTTTTAATGCTTTTTCTGTCGCTTCAACATCATGGCCTTGTCTTTTTATTATTTTTGTACTTTCAACGTAAATTGCTTGCGTGAGCACGCCCCTTATCACAATAAAAACTTCATTTGTTTCGCTAAGCATTCCCCCTGAGCACTCCTCTACTTGTTGTTTGGTTTCAAATGTGTTTTTCATTTCAGACTCCTTTTTTTGTGTAGAAAAGTAGATCTTTTGTTTTGGACAGAAGCTCTTTATTGTTTTCTTGATATGCTCCAAACGCCAAAGCTATCATAACTTCGTTGATTTGATCTATTTCAGGAAGCGTCAAATAATGCGGGTTGCTTTTGAATCGAGTCATTACAACGTCTAAAACGTCACTTGCATCTTGATATTTTACGTTGTCGCTCTTTAGTATTTCGTATTCGTATTGCGTGAAAATATTCATCTCTATTTATCCTTATTTAACTAGTTGTCTTTTTTCATTAGTCACGTTTGTTGCTGACTATGTGTACATAATATCACAACAACAAATAAAGTCAACTAATTTATTTGTTTTTTTTTAAGTTTTTTTATAGCGAGTTCTGCATTCCTTATATAGACGATTGATTTTTTGAGTAACAGAGGGTAAAGTATCGGGTTATATCGTGTTTTGTTTAATTTTAGTCACAATGTATCAGTTTTCGCGCGCAGAGGCTCAAATGTCGTCAAAAATAGTCAGTTATTCAATGAAAGTCGCTAAAAAAGTTTGCAAAGCAATAGAAAGTAGCGTTTTAGGAATAGCTGACTTGTGCGCTGAAAATAAAGATGATGTCGACTTTCCGGCTGTTACAACTTATTACAATTGGCAGAACAGATATCCACAATTTCGCAAAATGCTGCGAGAATCACGCAAAAAGCAGATGAGGTTAAGGAAAGAGCATTTGATGGATACTATCTATTCTGACACATTACCAGCGCGAATTAGCGATCGCGACGGGAACGAAAGATATGACCCAGCTTATATTAATTTACTTCGCTTGCGCTTTGAAACGCTAAACAGTATAGATAAAAAGCTACAAAGCGATACAACTCCGCCGATGATCGTTAATTACGGAGAATTCAAGCTTCAGCCACCTGTCAAACTTTATGATAAAAAACAAAAGAAGGGGAAAAAATAATATGGGCTTTGGAATTTCAAATCAAAGAATAGATGAGTTATTTTACGACACAGATATAGCATTGTTTCGAGAAAAAGCAACGGAATTAATGAGAACAAACGGGGGATATGATGATAATTTATTTTTTGGCAAATTAGAATTATTTAATATTAAAAAATCTTATGAATCAGGTTTACTTAATTTCAAATTAACATACTCTAAAAAAATACCCGCAGATGACGATTGCGTTGATTATAAAAAAATAATAAAAAATAGAATATTTACTGGCACTTATTATGTTGACAATGAATTTTATTTTAACTCTTCAAGGCAATCTATAATCAATCAAAATATAGACGAAACAAAGATGACAAAAAAAGAATTAATAATTTCGCAAGTAATTAATTATTCACATCTATTTAACTGGTTAATGGGCTGGAAAGAAGCAAGAGACGCAAGAGAAGATAACGAAAAAGAAGCGAGAGAAAATAGCGTTATTCCAGGGCACTCAATAAGGAAAGTAATATACAAAGTTGCTGCTAGAATGTCCGGTCACATATATAAACATTTTTTACTCGGTGAAGTCAAAGAAATGCAAGCTAACTTTATTGATGGAACATTAATGACAAGCGAAATATTTCCTTTCTTGCATTTATCTAAAATATAGGAAAAAATAATGAATGAAATAACTAAATCAAAAAAAGAATATTCTATATTAGAAAAATCAGCAATAAGAAAAGTATTAAACGCTCACAACAATAACATTAAAGCTTCAATAGTTAGGGGTTTTGTAACAGTTAACAATATAAAACCAATGAAAAGAATATCAACAACAATAAAATGCAGCTCAGCCCCAGTCGAAATAATAACTCCCAGAGACGACAAACAAAAACAGACATTAAAAACAACTGATTGCCTATACAATGACGAAATGTGGGTAAGCTCTTTTGCAACAGATGAAAAAGAAGAAACATTATTAATATTGGCGTTAAATGTAAAACCACTAATTGATATAGTAAAGAAAACAATCATTTTTAAATACTTCGGAATAGATAAAATAGAAAGCGAACATTTAAGCAGAATGCTGTCTGGTTTTTTTATTTGCCCGATGATTGAAGACAATATCAAGTTCTTGTTAAGCGTTTTAAATAAGTACAAAACAAGACTACCCCACGTTTCAACATACAAGTCTTTCAAAACTACAGGTGAAATTATTCGCTTAGCAGTTGGAGCAGTAACAGATTTAGATTGCTTTTTTGAAGTCGCTAAAGTTGACCCTACTTTAATTATTGGCGACAGCTTAGGCGATGAAATAGATAAAAAGGTAATGAAGCACGAAGAAATAAAATGTACCATAATTCCGAGAAAATAAAATGCGCACAGATGGCGAATTAAAAGCAGCTAAAAAAATAAACAACATGGTCGGGGTCTCTCAAGAGACGAAACGAGAACTAGGGAAAGCAGCAGAATACGCATTCAGAAAAAAAGATTCATTTTGGGGTCTTGAATACCCAGATATCGCATGCGTATTTTCTCTTCCAAAAGGGTTTGATCCGTTCACAAAAATAGCGATAGGTCTCAAAAAAAATGATTATTCTATCGCATTGCTAGACGCAGAAACAAAAGAAATAGAAATAAAAAACAAAGCTTTGTTTGTTAACAAAGTTCTTTGCGATATGCAACATCCAAGTAAGCTGCCGTGCAAATGTCATGTTTGCAGTCAATATACGCTTACTTATCCGCAGCTTTGCTGTGGTGAACACCCGAGAAGAGATGATTAAATTCTGGCATTCAAAGAACACAATTAACGAGAACTTCAATCATGAATGAACAAAAACACAGCGATACTTTCCGCGCAACTTATGAGCAAATATCGGCGTGGGTGTGGAATGATAGAGTGGGCATCGCTTTAAATAATCCGCTCTCGGCTATTTTAACTTTGATAGTAACGGAACAATGCTATCATTGCAAAAATAAAATATCTTGCGATATACGATCACTAGGTTTAACTATTATAAATATTGATTTTCATGATTATAAAATCATCTGCAAGAACTGTTCCAGGGAACACGCTAAAAATGGCGATACACCCCTTGCCAATGGTTGTACTGTTAATTTTCTGGCGCATGCAGCAAGAAAAGCTGTCGCTTTGAATGACCAGATCGGACACATCAGAAACGCTTTCTTTTCTGTGGTGCAACTAGTTGAAATCATGAAGTGCTATATTTGCGGAAAAAAAACAAATTACTCACTAGATAACATTGCTTTGCTCGTCAAACATTCCGGTAAACTTTGCTATCCCACACAAACTTATTTTTGCAAACAATGCATGCCAAATTGTGGAGAAACCATCTGCACTGTTTTTGAAAAAGATGACTATACATTTGTCTTTAAAAATCAATTACAAAAGCATTACTTTGATAGATATCTGGAAAGAAAAGACGACAGATGCTATCTTCTTAGCTCAGCATAGGTTTATCTGTTTTTAGCGATAACAATCTATTGTTATTTGCCTTCTTGATGATATAAACATACAATAGCGCGTATGAGCGTTCAATTAATCTATAATGCATCAAAAACCGCTAGTCTTTATCATAGCGATAACGACAGCATGCTTAAAATTATTATGGGGCATGTAGCAAGCGGAAAGACCGTAGCTAATATTTTTGAAGTAATGCGCATATTATCAATTTTGCCACTTTGCACAGACGGAGTGCGAAGAGGTCGCGCAGTTTGCGTTAGAAACACATATGCTGAGCTTGAAAGTACAACATTAAGAAGCTGGCTTCAATGGTTTCCTGAGGAAAGATTTGGTCATTTAAATAGAAAAGCACCCTTTATTCACATGATGAGATTTACAGACCAGTTTGGCATTTATTGCGAATTTGATATATATTTCATGAGCTTACGTAGACCCGGGGATGAAAAGAAACTCTTATCTTTAGAAGCGACTGTTTTTTATTTTAATGAAATAGATCAATTTCCGTGGATGCTGATAAATCAAGCTATTTCTCGCTTAACTTGCAGATATCCAAGCAAGCCTATGCTTGGACTTGATGAAGATGACCAGGGCATACCTTATTATCAATGCGTCCTGGGAGACACCAATCCGCCGCCAAGCACACATTGGGTAAAGAAAAAAGTTGACGATCAAAGGCAGCATAAGTTAGGGATTGTTAGCCTTTACAAGCAACCGTCTGCGCTAATTTACGATAACAATATAAAAGATTATGTGCCAAATCCATTGCGCGAAAATCGACAGGGAATATCAGATGCTGCCATGCTTAGAATGGCTAAAACACTGGATTCAGAAACTTTCAAAGTTAAAGTCATGGGGCAATATGCAGCGGTTTTTGACGGAAAGCCAGTTCATCCGGCCTACAAACCAGATGTGCATTACTCGCGTGACGTTATAGACGCAGTTCCAGGAGAGCCTCTTTATTTAGGTTGGGATTTCGGACTTACCCCCGCTTGCTTGATTATGCAATTTATAGATGGTCAGCTAATCGTTCTTGATGAATGCTATACATTTGATATGCACATAGAAGAATTTTTAGTTAATTACTTTATCCCGCAGAAAGTACAAAAATACGCCCCCTGGTTCAAAACTAATAATTACATATCAACTGGTGACCCATCAGGGAAAACAAGAAATAACGCGACAGGCACACATTGTTTTGATGTTTTAAATTTTCACAATATTGATACAGACGCAGCAGAAACAAACGATCCGGAAGCTAGGCGCTCAGCGTTTGATTATCATTTAAATAGAATGATTTTGGGCAAACCAGGGATGATCGTTAGCGCAAATGCGGAATATTTTAACGAGGGAATGTGTGGAGGTTTTCGCTATCGCATGATTGAAACTTTCGAAGAAGGCAAAGGAAGATTTAGAGAAGTTCCAGAAAAAAATGATTATTCACATTTGTGCGAGGGTGGGGAATATGGAGCAATGCCAATTTATTGCAATGCACATGAACCACAAACTGAGTTTGAAGAAATATACGAATACGGGCGTTGGGTTCGCAAAATGAAAACAAAAACAAAATCAGATAGGGTTATTTACACATGAGAGATGATAGCGAAAGAAAGAGTTTGTTTGGACTGATTAAGCCGGCTCTAAAAAGCATGTTTTCTACTGATAAACCAGGTAAAAAAGAAAAATATAAAGTTGAATATGATGAAGACGGAAACCCACTTTCTGAAGTTGATTTTTGCAAGAGAGCGTTTCAAGACGCCGGAAGCTGGGATGATTATTTTGCTGAATCGGCAGAGGCAGCTAAAGCAAATAAATACTTTCTGTATATTTCGAACTGGGACGAAATGAGCAAATCATACCGAACCAATAACAATAAAATTTCTATGGAGATAAACCAGTGCGCTATTTATCAACGTGCGCTAATAAAAGAAAACAGAACGATTTCACCGCAAGTAGAGGTAACGCCAACTAATTTAGATATCCCCGCTAAAGTGTCAGAAACAAAAGCAGGCATTTTAAGATACATTGCCGACAGGTCGGACACGGATATTGAATACAGTTTAGTGTTTCAAGATATGCTCGATTGCGGTGCTGGAGCACTCCATTTACAGTTAGAGCAAACAAACAATGGCAAGGGCGAAGAAGAAATATTATTAAAAAGGGAAGATATTTTTAAATGCGGTTTTGACCCAGACGCTAACAACATGTTTCGAGAAGACGGTGACTTTGCTTTTATTAGATATTCTGTTACTAAGCAAAAGTTTAAAAAAATGTTCCCAGGGAAAGAAGTTCCCATCGGCCAAGTAATACCTGGGTCAACATCAAATGCAAGTGGTAGATACACAGATAAAGTAGACCTTATGCTTTATTACAAACGTCAGTACCGACAGACGAAAGTTTTGGTTTTAGACACGGGAGCGAAATTAAGCGAAGCAGAATACGAAGTATTTAAAAAGCAATACGACAAAGACGTCATTCGCAAAAAGAAATTATACGAAAAAGGCCGAGAGATGATGCAAATAGCTTTAGCTCAAGGCGAAATAGATCACGTGCCGAACGTTTCTTTTGAATCAACAATCAAGCCTTTTCCGCAAGTTGTTAAAACAGAAAAAAGTTACTTTGAATATATCTGTGGTTATACATTAACGCAAGATTGTGTACTGCAGCGCAGAGAATTAAACACAAATCAAATGCCTTTGCTGTTTTCACCTGGGGATACTCGAGTAGCTAATGACAATTTTATTTGCATCCCTTACGCGCAAAACGCACAGAATGCACAGCGGTTTATGAATTATTGCATATCAGAAATAGCGGATGATTTAAACTGCAGAATAAAGCCTAACATTGTTGGTACAAAGAAAAACTTTAAAGCTGATTACGATGGCTGGTGGAATCATAACAGAAACAAGATTTTAATGGCGGAGCCTGACCAAGGAGGGCTAATGCCGTACATTATTAGCGGCTCAGCTGTCGACCAGGGAATACTTGCAGCTTATCAAACTGCAGAAACTGCGCTTAGGTTTTTAATGGGTATGGATACTGATATAGCTAAAACCGCATCAGATGCTACAATTATCACTAATGACTTAAAAATAGCGAATAATAAAGGCGTTTATCAAGACAATTTAAACAAATTAATTGCTAAGGCGAATGAAGGGGTTTTGAAATTAATCCCAAGCGTTTACGGCACAGAAAGAACCGTCATTATTAAGAGTCCTGATGGAAAACTAGATTATAAAGTAATCAATCAAGATACTTATAACTATCTTGTTGAAGAAGAAAAATATCAAATTGAAAATGACATGAGCATTGGTGATTTTAGCGTGGAAGTCCACGGCGGGAGTTCATTCTTTGCGCAACAGATATTAACCGCTAATTTCTTATTAAAGTTCACAGGGCAAAATGAAGAGCAGCTGGGGCCGCTAACTTACGATAAAATAATAGAAGCTATGCCATTTCTTGGCAACAGCGTTATAGCGAATCGTATCAAGAAAAAGATAACACCTCCTGACATTGTAGCTGATGAAGCCGGTAAACCACCTCCACCAGCGCAGCCTAACCCCGAGCTTGAAATAGAAAAAGCAAAATTAGAATTACAAGCAGCTGACTTGAAAATCAAGCAGGAACAACAGCAGGTAGATAAAGAAAAAATCAAAGTTGACTTGTTAGAACAATTTGCAAAGCTTGCGGCACAAATGAAAGAAATAGAAAGCAAGAATATCGAAAGCGCTGCACAAATTGCTACTGCACAGATTAAAGCCGATGCGGAAAACAAAAGGAGCATAGAAGAAGGATTAGAAAGAATTGACGATCTAGTTGTAAAAGAAGAAGACAAAATAGAAAAGATGCATGATGAAGCTGATAAAATCATGCGAGAAGTTGCACAAACCGTTAATATGGGGTAATATATGATTGAAATAGATAATTCTTATCCGGAATCCGCTAATTTTGAGTTACCGGCTAACGAGCAGACCGAAAAAGCAGAAGCACCGGAAAGAGACGAACTCGACGATTTAGTAGACGGAATACTAGACCCCGTAGAGGAAGCCACTGAAGAGCCGGAAGGCGAAGAAGAGCAGACCGAGGAAGACGAAGACGCGAGCCTAGATTTGGGTTCCTCTCGAACAAATCAAGAAAGCGATTCAATGCAAAGAAAAGGACGAAGCGCGCAACGCAGGGCCAAGCTTGCATCTGACCGAGACTTTTATAAATCTCAGGCAGCAGAAACAAAAGCAGAGCTTGAGCAGCAGCGCAAAGAAAGAGAAGCGCTAAAAACAGATTTAGATAAAGTACTCAGTCTGAATAAGCAATTGCTACAGATTGTAACTGGGCAAGACCCAGAAGCATTGACGGAGCAATTATCTCAAGCGCAGCAACCGGCACGTATGCCGCAAACGCCTGAAGAGCTGAAACAGTGGTACAAGGAGCAACGAGAATTAGAAAAGACCTCTGAAAACGAGGTCATGCAAAGACAGACGATGCAGCAACAAACTGTAACATCTGAAATTAAAGAAATACAAAAAAATTTATTACCAAGTTTTAAAAGAGCGGAGCAAACATCGCCGCATATAGCTAGTTGGTTAGATGATGACTTTTCAGTCGGAATCGTTTCTAACGACAAAAGACGGCACCTGTTGAGGGCGGTTTCGACTCTCAGCTATGCGCCTGAAGCGTTATACGCTGCTAGTAAAACAAAGGGGTTTGACAGCTTATCGCTAGAAAGTCAAGTTGCATTAACAATTAAATGCAACAACAAATTTTCTGAGCGAATAAGCAATAGAGCATCTCTCGCTGAACCGAGAGAGCAACTAATTAAACCGACTAGTAGCAGTGTATCGCACAGACGCTCTCCATCGCGTATGAGCACAGAAGATTATTTTATGGAGGCTTTTCCTCACGTAAAATAGCTTATTCTGTCAAATATCACCTGCTACTAGATTTATAATTTTATTAGCAGGTGAATTTAAAATGGCAGCAAATGTCTTATTTAATAATATTATGTTCCATAAAGGGAAAATCATTGATTATGGGGCAGCTTACCGAACCGCAGTTTTAGCAACTCCCTACGCAGGGTTTAATAACGATTTACCTTATGCTGGTATGACCCGTACTGAAAAATTCCCATTCCAGTATAATGGCATATACGGCATGAGCTATACGAACGACCAGATTAACTCATCTATAGACAGAGTGTCTTCAATTACTCTTGGTGAAAAAAACGCAAGCGGTACCGAGTTTTCGGTAACATCACCTTTTGAGCTAACCTCACAAGAAGTAAGCTATTTCTCTTTCTGTAAAACGCCAAACGAT